AATCGGGGTGTATAAAAACGTACGCCCCCGGGAGGCACCTTAATCCCTCAATGTGCTATAAGAATATATAGCTCTTTGAGGGAATAAGGCGGGGGCGGACAAAACGTACCCCTTTGGGGAAAGGGCGGGGGAGCAAAACGTACCCCTAACGTGGGGTCGGGGCGGGGTATATAGTTTACCCCGGCGGGCCTTAAGCCCAGTGTACAGTCGAAAATCGCTTTTGTCAAGAAAAAAAGTTGACACCCCGGTTATTCATCGCTATACTTAGGGCGTGAACCACACTTTTACCCGTCACACCACCCCATAAACGCTTCCGTTTTAACAAAGTTGGTACGACGCACGTGTGGTTCACCTCAATTCAAAGGAAAAACCCCGTGTTCACCGCAATCGTATTCGCGTGTACGTTTCATATCACGCAAGAATGCCTCCGTTTCGAGGATACACGGGGTCCGTACGCCACAGAAGAGCGGTGTATCGAGCGGATCGTCGAAATGACCGCGAATATTCGCTCTATATCCCCCGAATTCCGAGTTGTACGTACGACGTGCGTACCTAATCCCGGACTAGCGACGTAAAAAATGAACCTCTTACCCCAACAAAAGCCAAAAGAGCGCACCCTCACGCCTCAACAACAAACGTTTTTAGACCTGTTGTTCGAAAACGGTGGCAATGTCACCGCCGCAGCGGTAGACGCGGGCTACTCGAAGGGTTCGAGCCAGTGGCTCAAGAAGACTTTGGCTGACGAAATCGTAGAACGTACGAAAGACATCCTTTCCGTGAACGCAATCAAGGCAGCTAACCGCCTCGTCAGTACGATTGACAACCCCGCCCCAGAACGCGGAGACGACCTGCGCCTCAAGGCAGCAGAATCACTCTTGACACGTGTCGGAGTGAAAGCCCCCGAGCAGGTAAACCACAACGTAACGGCAGTACACGGCGTCGTCCTGTTGCCACCGAAGAATGAGGTAGTTATCGATGGAACTCCCTAGCAATGTAATGAAAAGCTTAAAGGGCGAGAAACCCACGTACGAAGAAATTCAGCGGGACGTTATGCGTATCGCACGTGAAAACGACTTAACTGACGAACAAGCGGGTATCTTGATGAAGCGAAAGCTCCGTCAAGCCGGACTCGAAGTGAAGGATATGCGTTATGGCGGAAAAGCCTGTCGTGGACGAAAAGCAGCCGGAAGCGCCGAGAAAGCGCGGTAGGCCAAAGCGCGATCCGAATGCGCCTAAAGCCACATATCAACTCTCTACAAAAGAACGTGCGAGACGCGCGGCGACGAAACGTGTTAACGCCGCCAAGCGACGTGCCCAAAAGACAAGCAAGGCCGCAGAAGACAAACGCCGCTACGCCCGTCAACTCGAAGAAAAGGTCACAAAAGTTGAAGAAGCTCTCAAAGGCAATAAGTCTGCCACAGTCGATCTTGGGGATTTGGATGATCTGCCTAGCGCAGTGGCAGACCTCGTCGGCGAAAGCGAAGTCGTTTTTCAACCGAATAGCGGACCTCAGACGGACTTTCTTTCGGCGGGTGAACGAGATGTTCTCTACGGGGGAGCAGCCGGGGGTGGTAAATCTTTCGCTCTCTTGGCCGATCCTCTGCGCTTCTGTCACAACCCTAATCATCGTGGGCTTCTTCTTAGGCGTACTCTCGACGAGCTAACCGAACTCATCGACAAGTCACGCCAGCTATATACAAAGGCGTTCCCCGGTGCCAAGTTCCGTGAGTCGAAGTCCACGTGGGTTTTTCCGTCGGGTGCAACAATCTGGTTCACGTATCTCGACAAAGACAAAGACGTAACCCGTTTTCAGGGTCAAGCGTTCAACTGGATAGGTATCGATGAGATAACGCAATACCCCACACCGTACGTTTGGGATTACCTCCGCTCTCGTCTCCGTGCAACAGACCCGGAGTTGCAGCAACATTTGTACATGCGCTGCACAGCCAACCCCGGTGGTGTCGGCGGCTGGTGGGTCAAGAAAACGTACATCGATGGGATCGAACCGAACAAGCCTTTTGCTGCGTTCGACATAGACACCGGAAAAGAATTCCTGTGGCCCCCCGGTCACGAGAAAGCAGGTCAGCCCCTGTTCCTTCGCAAGTTTGTACCGGCACGGCTGACCGACAATCCCTACCTGATGGCAGACGGCCAGTACGAGGCTATGCTCAGGTCGCTCCCGGAAGTCGAGCGAAAGCGGCTTCTCGAAGGTGATTGGGACGTGGCGGAGGGAGCGGCCTTCCCCGAATTTTCGAGATCGAGACATGTGGTCGAACATTTTGAACTTCCAACCAACTGGCCCCGCATACGTGCGGCAGACTACGGGTACGCGAGTCCGTCGTGCGTTCTATGGGGGGCTATTGACTGGGATAACAATATCTGGGTTTATCGCGAACTATATGCTAAACACTTGACAGCAGAAGAGTTGGCTGATAAAATACTAGAAGCAGAGGAGCTAGACCCACAACCGCACTACACCGTCTTGGACTCCTCGTGCTGGAACAAGACGGGTTTCGGACCCTCGATAGCAGAGACGATGATGCGAGTCGGTGTGCGTTGGACGCCATCCGACCGTAACCGCATACAAGGCAAGATGGAAGTACATCGCCGCCTCGCTAACGACCCGTACACCGAAGAGCCTCGCCTTCGCATCTTTTCAACGTGTACGAATACCGTAAAGCAACTCGCGGGCATACCCCTATCAAAGTCGAACTCTGAAGACGTAGACACGAAAGCTGAAGATCACGCATACGACGCTCTTCGCTACATGGTGATGACACGTATGAGTGGGTACGCTTCGATCCATCAGCAACTCGGCGCAATCAAGAACCAAGTGTACCAAGTACAAGACGCGACATTCGGATACTAATCGATGGCAGACGAACCGACAAGCATAAATAAAAACAAGTCTGCTGTAGATATCTTGATAGATAGCTTAAAGCTAGACTTAAAAGAGGTACAAAAATTTGACACGATAGATGCCGCATATTTTGGTGGTAAGGCAGGTACAACAGTACCAGTTCCAAAAAAATTTACTGCCGAACAAACTCTCTCTTTTATGAGGATGTTTCCTTCTACTTATCCACTTGCGGATGAAAACGCTTACTTCGGAATTGCAAGCGCATTGACTACGGAATCTCCTGAGTTATTTGATATAGACAGCTTTGATGCTTACGAAAAAAAATTTGGAAAGACTATGGAGATGCAAGAAAAGGGTGCATCTGCATCTAAAAATATAACAACAGCAAAGACACCGAAAGCAGCAAACGTGGCAAATATCATGGAAACACTCGATCCAAAGATAGCTACAATACGAGAAGTTGCACAGGCGTACGCTACGAAGAATAAACGTGGGGACGCCTTCGTCACATCCTCCGTACAGTTCTTTAAAGACATCGCTGACGAACCCGGCTCTGCTATGCGCCTCTTTGAAAAGGACGCAGATGGAATCACTCTCCTCGCCCGTACGTTCAAGGATAGTGAAGACACGTCAACCGTCAAGACTGCTATGCAAAACTTGCGGCAGGTTGGCTTGACGCTTAAAGGATTGTACGGACCGGACACTCCTGAATACAAACTCCTCCCAGACAAATCCCCAAATACGGACCTCAACAATCGAATCTTCGGACGCTCCGAACCTGCAAAGGCAGTATCTGAGGTCTCAATCAATCCGGATAAGGCCAAGATGAGCGAGTTGTTCGCGGGTGTTGCACAGTATCTCGACGATCCCAAGACTCGTCCTATTGCACAAGCAATCATTTTTAATTTGAACACGGGCCTACGTCCTAACGCTGCGGCAGGTCTCAAAGTAACATCTTACAAGCCTGACAGCGGTGCTATTTATATCGAATCAGAAGCAAAGGGTGCGAAGGGACGTGCTGTCAATATTCCCTTGAACCCGATTGCAGATAGCATCTTGCAACAGAACCTAGCTGCTGGCAACAAAGACTTTTTCTTTGTCAAGGAAAACGGGAAGCCCGTAACCTCACAAGACATGACTGATCTCTTGAAGACAGTGAAAGTGGAGGACATTGCATTCGATGCAGCAACACGTCGTTACTTTGACACTCTCGCCCCCGAAGGTTTTACCGGTAAGAAGGGTTCACAACTTCTTCGAAATGTTCACGCTACAGTCGGACGATCGATTGGTATCGATCAAGACCGCCTCGCGTACCTTCAAGGTCGTAGTCTCAAGTCGGCAGGTAAAAGCAGCACAGGCGAATTGACAACCTATCAGCAAGCCTTCCCCGGTGCGGTCGGAGAGGTTGATAGGGCAAACGCAAATATGTTTGCAAGTTTCTGGGGTGATGCTGCGGCAGAGGCTGGATTTAATATCGGGGAACGCATCCCGATGCCAACAGAAAGAATCACTACTCAAACTCCCGGATATGAAGGATACTTTGAACTGCCTACACAAGAGGCACCCGTTAAAGTAGCTCCGGAAGCAGACGCGCCTCTGCCAACCAGTCCCGCCGACTTCGATGATGACACAAAGGCTGCCCTCAAGAAGGGTGGTTTTAACATCGACTATTCGAAACTTCCTTCGAGACTTTTAGGACCACTCGGCTTAGGCTTAACGACTGCGGCGGCTATTACGACAGGGACTGCTGTTAGACAACGAGCAGAGGCTATGGGCATACCTGATCCTCTCGCAAAGACAGCCGGTGTAGTTGCCGGAGCATCCGAGTTCCTGCCTGTGCCGCCATCAGACGTAGCAGAAGTACAGCCTGATCCGTTCTCAATGCGTCCTGTTGAGCGGGCCGCAGCAGAGAGTGAAACAGTTCGCGAAGGCTTGAAGACCACTGGTCAACTTCAAGAGGCCGCGCCACGGGAGACCCGGAAAGCTGCTCCCGCACCAATCGACGATAGCTTTCTAACAATGTCACCATAAAACAAGGGGAGTAACCCGATGCCAGACAACAACTATAACTACGGTGCTGACTACATCATGAATTCGCCGAACACTTCGGTTGATGACGCGATGGGTTCAGACAAGTTGTACCGTGAAGGTCTCGAGTTCGATACTCGTGCCAAGACGGATGTCTTGACGGAAGATATGCCGAAGAAAATGACTAAGGCCGCTATCGATCCGTCCGTCATGCGTATGGCCGAAGAACGCGATTACTAAGAAAGCGAAAGAATGGCTGACAATTTCCTAGAGCCGGAAGACGATCAGACCATCCCCCTCGTCGAACCGACGGAGCGGATGCCCGGTCTCGCCGGATATATTCGTGCGAAATTCGAAGATGCGGAAAACGGACGGTACGTTTACGAGCAGCGATGGCTCCAAGCGTACAAGAATTTTCGCGGCATCTACGATTCGACGACACAATACCGCGACTCCGAACGGTCGAAGGTCTTCATCAAGATCACCAAGACCAAAGTCCTTGCGGCGTACGGGCAAATTGTTGACATTCTTTTCGCTAACAAAAAGTTTCCGCTCGTAGTAGAGTCTACGCCGATGCCGGAAGGTATCGCGGAGTTTGCCCACATGCGTACTCCGGCGGATGAAGTCAATCAACAGAGCGACCCGTACGGTTTTCCGGGCGATGGTCGTGAACTCGCTCCGGGTGCTATGTCCGTTTCTGAGCCACACGTCTTGGGATCGTATGGCAAAGAATTCGGAGATATGCTCGTACCCGGCAAGGCAAAGATGGGTGAGCCGCAGTTTGAACCTGCAAAGGAACAAGCTCGGCGTATGGAAAAGTGTATCCACGATCAACTCCTCGACACAAATGCCGTCAACGTATTTCGCAAGGCGATCTTCGAGTCTGCCCTGCTCGGTACGGGCATTGTAAAGGGTCCGTTCAACTTCCACAAGCGAATTCACCAGTGGAAGCGGGGAGATGATGGAGAGCGGGAGTACGAGCCGTACGAAAAGACCGTACCGCGTATCGAACCCGTGTCCGTGTGGGACTTTCATCCGGACCCGTCCGCAACAACTATCGAGGACTGCGAGTACGTCATCGAACGTCACCGCATGAACCGCCAACAGCTTCGTAGCCTCATCATGCGTCCGCACTTCGATGCGGAAGCGATCCGTGAGTGCCTTGCAAAGGGTCCGAACTACGAGGACAAGTATTACGAAGATACGATCCGGGAAGACGAAACGGAGCCGTACGTAGCCGAAAACCGCTACGAAGTCCTCGAATACTGGGGCGTCTTGGATGCCCAGTTTGCAAATGCGGTGGGGATGGAAGAAGCGAAGAACATGTCCGAGTTCGACCAGATTCAGGTCAACGTCTGGGTGTGCGGCAACATGGTTCTTCGTTGTGTTGTCAACCCGTTTACTCCGGCACGTATTCCGTACCAAGCGTTTCCGTTCGAAATCAACCCGTACCAGATTTGGGGTGTCGGTGTTGCCGAGAACATGGAAGACGCACAGATGCTGATGAACGGTCACGTGCGTATGGCGATCGACAACCTCGCCCTTGCCGGTAACCTCGTCTTCGATGTCGATGAAGCGTCGTTGGTACCCGGACAGAACATGGACATCTTCCCGGGTAAGATTTTCCGTCGTCAGTCGGGTGTCACGGGCACGGCTATCAACGGCCTCAAGTTCCCGAACACGGCCCCCGAAAACATACAGATGTATCAGATTTCACGCCAGCTTGCGGACGAAGAGACGGGCATCCCCTCGATTATGCACGGCCAGACGGGTGTAACCGGCACTGGACGTACGGCAGCGGGCCTGTCGATGCTGATGGGCAGTGCGGGCTTGTCGATGAAGACGGTCATCAAGAACATCGACGATCACCTCTTGAAGCCGCTCGGCGAAGCGTACTTTCAGTGGAACATGCAGTTCAACGATGACGCCGACGATATCGTGGGCGACTTGGAGATCAAACCACGAGGCGTAGCGGCAGTTATGCAAAAAGAGGTACGTACGCAACGTCTAACCTCTCTCTTGCAAACGGTTGCCAACCCTATGCTAGCTCCGTTTGTCAAGATTCCGAACCTGATGCGAGAGTTGGCAATCGCACAGGACATCGATCCGGACAGTCTCGTCAACGATGTCAACGAAGCACAAGTATACGCACAGATGTTACAAGGGATGATGCAAGATGCTCAACAAGCAGCAAGCGCAGAAGCTAGCGGCGCTCCTCCACAGCAAGGAATGGCCCCTAATGGAGGAGTACCTAGCGGACCTCCGGGAGGTGACGATTCAGGCCGTGGTAACGGCACAATCGGAGTCGGAGTTGCGCCAAACGCAGGGGAAGCTGGCTTTACTGGAAATGCTCCTCAAATTGAAGAGTAATCACGAGGCGGTGGTGAGAAACGATGGCTAACAAAGAAAATAAAACTATTGAGCCTGTCGCTATGCAGCAGGGGGGTGTTGCCGGAACTTTAACTCCCGAACAGTATCAGCAACAATTTATCGACTATTATAATTTTGGGGGTATCGGCGTGACAGGTGCCCCTGATCCTGATCCTGATCCCGATCCTACCCCTGATCCGGTTCGTCCGGACATCCTCACGCCCGTTGGTCAGCGTGATGAAAGCGCACCGAACATCTTTAGGCAAGTGCCTATCGGAACCGGTCCGGCGTACGACATATCCGATGTCGATCCGAATGAATACATTGCTAACTTTGGAAAAGACAGGACAACGTACACGAGTGACGCGGGCGGCTTCAAGGAGTATCTCAAACGAGGCGCACAATCTATCAAGGATCGGAATATGGAAGTTCCGGGCGTTGTTTCCTTGACGGGCTTACCCATAGGTGCTTTGGCGTACGGTGCGGCTGAACTCAACAGGGCACAACAAAAAAAGAACGCAAACGCAATTGGTCAAGCCGGAGGAAATGCCGGTTCGATGTTTACTCTCAACGGTCAGACCGTGAGCCGTGCGCCGGGTAGTACGCGCTTCGACGGTACGATTGTAGGAATGTCGAACGAACAACTCTATCGTCTCGACGAGATTCGTAATAAGTTTATTCCGGGTACGATGAAAGAAACTAAAGTTACTGGATTTCAAAATATCATCGGATCAGGGTACACGCGCACCGGCAAGGAAGCCCTATCGTCTGCGGGAGACGTTGTGATCGACGCATTCGGAACCGTACACGGTGCGGGTGGTCCGCAGATGGTCGGAGCGTTGCAAGCCGAACGTGCGCGGGAAAAGATGTTCCGAGATGCGATGTCAGGAAGAAGCCTCGAAGGTGTCAACGTATCGAGTGCAGCCCTCGCTATGAAGCAAGCTCTCGACGCGGAGATGCGCGGAAGCAAGTCGTTCTTTACGACTACGGCCCGCATGAGTGACGACGATTATAACAAAGCCCTCACTCGTTCTCAACAGTTTATCCAAAACTACGTGTCTAAAAATTACGGATCGGAAGAAGAAGCCCCAGCCGCTCCGACTATACCCGAAACTGTTACCCAAGCACAAGAACAGGCGGGTGGTTCGCAGCCTTCGGGTGGCGGAGGTGGAGGAGATAGCGGCGGCAGCAGTGGCAATTCGTACTCCATAGAAGAAATTGCCCGTGAGACAGAAGAAGCATACGCAGATTCTGGCGGAGCCGATTATAGCTGGGACTTTAAGATGGGCGGTCGCGTTGAGATGCAAGCGGGTGGCGTAGCCCAGCAGCCACAACCCGCCGGATTCGTCGGCGGTCCACCCGAGAACTTCACCGACGGCCAGACCGTAGCGGACGATCAGCCGATGTCCGTCCCGGAGGGTACGTTTGTCATCAACGCGGCGGCTGTCGAGTTCGCCGGATCGGACGACATCAAGAAGATGCTTTCAGATGCGTACGGTAAGATGCAGAAAAAGGTTGACAAAACTATCGGCGTTGCTAGAATACCAACAGAGGATGAAATCGATGTTGCCGTCTCTCGTGGCGAAGTCATCGTACCTCCCGAAGTAGCAAAAATCATCGGCTACGACCGTCTCGAAAAAATCAACAATCGTGGCAAGAAGGAAGTCTCCCGTCGGCAAGAAGCGGCAGGAGGTGGCTTCCTCACATAAAAAATAAGATTTAAGGAATTCGCTGGCTACCCGCTACGTTCATTCGCGGCCCCAGCACAACCGGAGCGGCCACCCACAGCCAAGTGGCACCGCGAGTGAGGTAAAATAAATGGCAAAACGAGTAAGAGGCCACCGCGCCAACAAAGCGAATGATTCGTTTGGAACTATCAACAATGATTCGCTATATCGTGGAAAGTACCGTGATGAAGTCTACGAAGACGAAGACGACGAAGCGGAAGAGACTGTAGAAGCACAACAGGCGGACCCCAACGAGGCTACTCCGCAGGAAAGCACCAGTTTCGTACAAGAAAAACAAGAAACGGACCACGACTACAAGAAACGCTACGACGACCTCAAGAAGCACTACGATGCAAAGGTCAACGAGTTCAAGCAGGAAATCGCCGACTTGAAGACGGCAATGCAATCTCCTCAAGCACAGATGCCGGAAGGGGTACCAATGCCAAAGACGCCCGAAGAACTGCAAGCATTCAAAGAACAGTATCCCGAAGTGTTCGAAGTCGTACAGACCGTTTCTTCACTCCAAGCTGAATCCCAGCTATCCGAGCTTCGTAACGAACTCGGTACGATTAAAGAGCGGGAAAAGCAACTCGAAAAGCAGAAAGCCTACGAGGAACTGCTACGGTTGCATCCGGACTTTGACGATATCAAGGGCGATGAAAAGTTCCTTGAGTGGCTCGGAGAACAGCCGGAGTCTATCTCCGACGGCATCTACAAGAACAACACAGATGCACGTTGGGCGGCACGGGTACTCGATCTGTATAAAGCAGATATGGGCCAAACCACAAAGAAGCGTACCAAGTCAAATGCGTCTGCGGCAGAAGCGGTAACACGCACCGTCGCTCGGGATGTCAAGACGACAACCGGAAAAGACAGGATTTGGAAAGCTTCTGAAATCGGCAAGATGAAGCCGTGGGAATTCGAGAAGCTCGAAGCTGAACTCGATGCAGCACGTTCGGAAGGCCGAATCGACTACAACTCTTAACCTTTAACCTCAAACAGGAAGGAAAGACCAATGGCTTTTGATAGCGCATCAGGTTACAATAACCTGCCTTCCGGCAACTTCACGCCGGAAATCTTCAGTCAAAAGGTTCTCAAGTTCTTCCGTCGCGCTTCGGTTGCTGAAGACATCACGAATACCGACTACGCTGGCGAAATCGAGAACTATGGTGATACCGTCCGTATCATCAAAGAGCCTACCATCACCGTTTCTAGCTACTCTCGTGGCTCGGTGGTAAACCCGCAAGACCTCGCTGACGACCAAACCACTATGGTTGTGGACCAAGCGAACGCCTTCGCATTCAAGATTGACGACATCGAAGAGCGTCAGTCTCACGTCAACTTCGAGGCACTTG